TAGGTCCATGGGGTCTTACTGGGACACCGGTAAGTGCGGCGAGGTTCCGTTCACCCTCGGCATACTCTTCACCAAATATCGCTGCGACTTCGTGGATCTCTGCGAGCTTCTCTTCGTCTGAGCGCGAGTCTTCAAGTTCACCCTCAGAGATAGATCTAAAGAGGGGGATAAGAGGTCGGCCAAGGACGCGCTCTAGTGAGACGTCCTTTGCACCTGCGGCTGCCATCTGATAGACGACACCCCAGGCGTGCTCCTGGTGCTCGCGCTCCTGGCGCCATAGCCATCCTTGTAATAAATCTAAAAGTTGTCCCGTCGTTATGCTGCGGAACTCAGCAGGAGAAAGGCCGAGAGCCCCATAACCAACCTCGTAAAGAAACGCCCAGTTGGTTTTGAGGTCCTCGTTTGTTACTTTTTTCTTAACGGAGACTCAGTGGCCTCGTCTTTTGGGAAGTTCGTCTGGTTCGCGGCTGAGAGAGCTTGCATGATATACTTGGAGGTCTCTTGCAGATCCGTGAAGCCGAATATGTGGCCTACATCTTCGCGGCTAAGGTTGTGGTGCGCGAGGAGTCCAGCCCATAGCAGGTCAATGACAACGCCTGTGCGTATCAACGAGACGGGTTTACCATTCGCATCGAGTTTGACCTGTCCCTTGTCGTCGAGGGATTCTTTAAATATCTCCGCTACACTTTCGTCACGTTTTGTTTCGAGGGCGTCCAGGGCGCCAAGGTCGAACCGGAGGGTGTACTTAGCGTCACCCACTGGGATCTCGACCTCGTTTTTAATCTTAGGGAGTCTAGGTTGTTTCGTGTCCATAGTGCGCTCCTGGCTGCAACGTTAGGTTAGGGCTAACCTTTAGGTGTACAACTGACTACACCAATTTTCGTCGTGGACGTCTCGCTCGACGTGAAGTGGACAAGACCTGCTGAGTCATTGAAGTACATTCGTGCGAACGGACCCATAACTGAGGTGTTCCCTGCCACGACTGCAACTGAGGCTTGGTTGTGCGCTGATCCGTCATAAGCGGCGGCTTGTCCTGTCACCGTTATCGTGACTGGATTCGTAACCGCTTGGATAATGAGGACGCATGTGCCGTCGTTAAAGAAGTTGTTGCCGTCTGCTGCAGGGGTCGATGGTGTGTACGACGTGCCTGCTTGGGCTGCTGATACTGGGGTTAAAGCTGTTTCTACCATTGTTGTCGTCTCCGATTAAGTCTTCGTAAGTGCTCCGCTGCCGGTCAAGCTCACTGCGCTGGTGTACACCGTACCGTCTCCGGCTGTGTACTTGAGCGACTTGATAATGGTCGTGCCACTCCAGTGTGCAGCGTTCGCAGGGGTCTTGATTATAGCCCGAACTTTTGCTCCAGCAAGCCACTGGTTCTCAAGTTGGGTCATGCCGGTGTCTGTCTCTGTCAGGAGGGCATCGCAATCAATGGACCAGTCCTTGTAGCCTGGCAGGTATTCCTTCCAGAGCAGGGAGTCCTTGTTGCTCACATCCTCGGTCGTCGTGTTCATACTGAGCGTGGCGCTCTTCTGCAGGCCGACGTTGACATAGTTCGCTGATCCAGATGGGTTCGTGTCCACCTGGAGCAGGATACTTGTACCTAAAATTTGTCCTGTGGTCATGTTCTTGTCTCTTGTTTGGGGGGCTGTCGCTAGGTTAACTTGCTTTCAACTTTGAAGCGCATAGAGAAGGCCGCATGCGCGTAGCGGGGTCCTGTGGGTGGGTCTATCCTGAGTGTACGGCCACCACCTAATAATTCGATTGAGTAAAGGTTCCACGTTGGGTCGTCCAGCACCAGGGGCTCTTTAAACGCAGCGAGCATCGCGTCTTTCATCGCCGATACTTGGTCATAGCCGTCCTCTTCTGTGTAACAGTGAAACATAATAACGCGGTTGTCAGCCTCACTAGTCTTGGTGCTGATGTCGGGGCCGTCGGTGGGCTCACCTATAATCGCATAGGGGTACGGTTGGTCCGGATTGGCGTTGCCGTTGTAGATTGGTATAGGGGCTAGAGCTGGCTGCAATCGTGCAAACAAAGCTCTGCGGAGTGGGGCTTCTGCGGTGCGCTTGGTTATGTAGGGTTTAAGAACCATCAGATTGCTCCTGCGCCTGATACGAGTCCGAAGCTTACCGTGTCAAAGAACATATCAGCGCCCATGCCTTTCGCCTCTTCAATCGCAGGCTGCATGAATGGGTGCGCTGCTGTTCCGTTTGCGGCAATGTGTGAGATTATCTCGGAAGGGTCCCAGCCGTGATCGTTCGCCCACTCGGTTAGGTTATCCACGTTGGGAACGTGTGGGCCTGTGCCGTACTCGACGTATGGTGCGTACTCGGCTGTAGGACCTACAGCCCAGACGGGGGGTTCTACTGAGAGCTGCTGCTTTGTGACCGATGCTTTTAAGTCGCCGGTCCACTCTGGCATGTACTTTTGAATGAGAACTACGAGCTCGTCTGCGGTCGCGCCTGTTGCTGCTTCCGCGAAGAGCTCAAGGCCTGCGACGATCTCGGCCATCCTGGCGATGTAGTTGATCCTGCTGACTAGAGTAAATGTGAATCCGCTGACTGGGTCACTCATAGTATGTCAGTCTCCTTGCCAACCATCTCACCGTCGATCTGTAGTTCAATGTGGAGGTCATCAGGGTCATCAACGGACTTAATGAGGTACACATTATTGTTCCATGTGATGCGCATGGCTGTGGTGGGGGTGGTTGTTTTGCCGTCGGGGAGTGTGAACTCCAGCCAGCGCAGCTTGAACCGAGTATCAACACGGTGTCCTGCCTGGAGGAGTTGAAAGAACTCTGTGCCTTTTACGATGGCGGCATAGGCTCGTGTGGTGGTGATTGGTTGCCACATCGCTAGGGTGTTGAGTGAACCTGTGGCAGTCTGGGCTGTTTGGTCACTCATGTCAGCAAAGAACGTGATGTCTGAGCGCATGAGTCCTGGGTTGAATGAGAGGCCTAAGCGTCGTTGTGTGGGGGCTACTGGAACTCCTGGTGCTGGTTGAGCTTTGGCCATGTGTCTTAGTAGTTATAACTGTTGTACCCTGAGAGGTTGTCTGAGCTACCGTGTGATACGTTGCTCATGAGGCGCTGTCTGCGGAATGGAGCGCAAAGCTGCTTGACGGTGGGTGAGAGGGCAAAGGATGTGCGGTTGTCGTAGTGATCTGAGGCTGCGATGATTATGGCCTGCTTGAGCTGCATGGGAACGTCGTCTGCCGAATCGTAGCCTGTGGTGTAGGTTGTGGTGAAGTATCGTACTGTTGGGTCTATGTTCTCAATGTTGAGCACGATCTCTTCGCCCTCAAGATAGTACATTGCGGGATCCAGTGTGTCGGTGACCTCTGTGGTGCCATCCTCACTGATAGAGGTCTGGTCCACCTCGGTGATCTCCACTATGGGTGGACGAGGGAGGTAGGTGCGGTACTGGCCTGGGACCGGATAAATAAAGAAGTAGAGCTCAGGGTGCGGGTGATGTTCGAGTTCATACCGGCGAATAACGACCTGTTTAGTCTGTGGCATCATCGAGGTCTTGGTGTAGTCCTCGATCATCTGCCGCGCTATGGTGATCGTGCGGTCGATGAACGCATCATCGTCATCGGTCCGAATGACGGCGTTCTCTTTAACGTCGTCTGAGATCACCGGCTCACTCGTCGGTTGGACTATCGTATCAACTCTCATTGATAGGGTTCACGAACTCCGCTGTGCCGCGCTCTACGAGCTTACGCGCCAGAGCTGTGGGGAGGTTGAACTCCTCCCCTGCCGTGTGGCGTTCGGTGTCGCATAGTATACGGACGCGACAGCCGTTAGGCATTTATCTAGTCCTGCACAACTGGCTTGACGTCGGGTTCGAGCAGTTCGATGAAAGCACCGAAGTACGCAGCGGTGACGGTGAGGCCACCTTTCTTAGTGTCCTCTTCGCGTGCCTGTCCGCTGACGAGATCAACGCGCAGGTAGCGATGGGGGCCTACGTAGGCTGCACGCCTGACTTTGTTGCTGTCTGCGCCTGCAGCGCCAGCGAACGTTAGGGGGGTGTCCGTGATCGTGGCGACGGTTCCTGGTGCGCTTAAGCTCTGGGAGCCATCCATCCTGATATTGTGCTCGATCAAGTCACCGTTCGTGGTGCTTGCCACAACCGAGCTGCTCATGTTTGAGTTGTCACTGGCTTCAACCTGGAACGTCCAAGTCGAGTCCGCGAGGGTTCCAGCCACGATATAGATAACTGCGGCTTTGTAGCCTGCCGTATCTATAATGTTATCGCCGGTGTGGGCTGCGCCTGAGAGCGATTGTATGGGGATCGCAACCTTTAGTTTCTGGTCATCTTGACGGTCAAATACTGTCATTGTTATTTTCTCCTTACGAGTGAAGCGTCAGAGTCTTGATCGCCTCAGGGAGGATCACTTTGCCACCAACACGTCTGCGAGCGATGAACCTGATGAGGCCTTTCGTCGCCTGGGTGTATGGATCTCTGAGGATCTGCGTGTCAATGCGGTTGACGAGCATGTAGCCTCGCTGGAGGTTGCCGTATATTGCACCGATAGATCCACGGCCATTCGAGTTGTTAATCGGCATCTCAGGTGCAATGACAATCGGGTGTCCCATTAGACCGTCCTTGAGTGGGTCGTTGGTGATGCCTGGTTGCCAGACGTATTGCTTCTCGTTGACGCCTCTGAACATATCAAGGGCTTGAACGAGGCCTGTGTGCATGACAAACGCGGAACCTGGCATGCGTGAATAATTAGGCAGAAGAGCCCAAAACAGGTTCTTGAAGTCGTTGGGGTCAATGACGTCCTGCGCTGCAGTCGTGACTCCGCCGAAGAGACCTGCGTTCGAGGACAGGATGCCTTCGGGTTGTCCCACGCCAGTTCCGTAAAGGATTGCGTAGGCTTCTGCTACGGCGAATTGGAGTGCGAACTCCTGCATCATGTAGCCCTCAATGTCAAACCTGGAGTCTTCCAGATCCTTCTGAGACATATCAATAAGGGCGTAAAGCTCGTGGGTCGTGATCTGCTTCATCCCGAAGGACTGGCCGGTCGTCTCACTCTTGGTGGCTATCTCATCGCCGGTCCACTGTGCGCCAAACGAATGGTCGTACACTGGCATTTCAACGCTAGTGGCTGCGGTGTTCCTGCTTCCGACTGAGCCTGCTATCTCTGAGTAGAGAACGATGTTACGGAGGAGTTCGTTGACCCACTCCGTCTGGGCGAAGTAACCGCCAGTCGTCTGGTCTGCTTGATAAAGGGCTCGTGTCTCTGATTCTACATTGTCGAGATTGAACTCGCCGCTCTTGGCAAAGCTCCGTATCTCTGAGTCATGCCAGTCCTTAACTCCGCGTGTCTCTGTAGTCTGTGCCGGAATTGGAGGTCTGTTGCTCTGCGTCTGAAGACCCTTTAGAGCCTCGTCCATGTCATCGAATCGCTTTTCGTATTCTTTGAATTGGCCGAGCGATACATCAAGCGCCTTCATGCGCGTTTCATGTTGCTGGTAAAATTCTTTTGCTTCCATGTTCTTAGATCCTGCCTGTGAGCGAATCTTTGATTTTGTCGAGCTCCTGGAGTCTTTCGTCAATGTCTCGGAGCATCTTTTCTGCGTTTTCGCTACCTATATTAGCTTCAAAATCAGATTGGTCATCGGGTTCGGGTGCTGGCGTAGCAACCTCTTCATCAGGGATTGGTTCAGCGGAACGCCCGCCGTCATCTGTCTTCTTCTTAGCGTCGTCGCGGAAGCCACACTTCTTAGCGTAGCCTTCAAGAGTGGCTGCTATGCCTGACTTGTTACCGACATTGCTGCCTGCCAAGCGGCCTTCTGCTGCGTGGATGGCTGCACATACGACTACAAGTTTGCCGTTTTTGACGGTCTTGATTGGGAATTTATAATCACTGAGCTTGTCGCCGCCTTTGACTAGGAAGGCTTGGCCGTACTTGCCGGTGTCAACCTTGCCGTCTGCTCCAGTAGCCCACTTCTTAATGGCCGCTCGCGCTGCGCCTGCGTCCCAGCTACTCGTCGTGTCTAGGGCGCGGGTCTCGTCCTCATCGGAGTCGGTGCGGGGCTCATTGATGTAATTATAATCGTCATAGTCTAGGTCTTCATCCTGCGAGCGAACCGAGCTGGCTGTTGCCTGCTTGTTTGAGGGGATCGGGGTAAAGGCAATTTCAGAGACCTTCGCGCTCGTGATGTGGCGAACGCCATCTCTGTATTCGTTTACGGCGTCGCTGAATCGGTGTGAAAGGCCTCGTATGATGCCTTTTTTAGCTAAAGAGTAGACCTCTTTGGCGCGTGCGACGTTGAGGTCAAAGTCTCCTTCAACGTAGGCACCATCACTGCGGTTCTCGAAGGTGCTTACACCCCCTATAACCTGGTTAAAATCATGTTGGTAGGTAAGTGGAAGAGGGAGCTTCTCTGGCGTCAGCGAACCAACGTCAAAAATGCTTTTGTAGGTGTCCTTGACGCCATAGACTGAGGCATAGCCGCTAAAATGGCCGGTCTCGTCGATAGAACGAAACTCAAATCCATAATCCATAGGGTCATCTGAGGTTTCTGTCATTTAATCACTAGCTGCTAGTTGATGTATAAGGTATACACTCGCTGTTGGAGTATGAAGGGCTAGTATTATAGAAGTGTCGATAATTTAGAACGAATAAAGACCCTTTTCTCTCGTTAAGTGGTGCGATTCGTCTCGAATGGTCTTCAACGAGAGGCCCTTTTCTCGTTTGGAGATCATATAGACGGTGTAAAAAGGGAGAATATAGGCGCTAAGGCGATTGTTTGCCTTGATCTGGACTGCAACGTGGCCCTCACGGCCTGATTTTTTCAAGAACGTGTGCATGCGCTCGAGCTGTGGGATGCCTGTGGCGTCACTAAAGGCGCTGGAGAAATAGAGCTTGGAGCCTGCGCCCTTTGGCTCAAATGATTTACATTCAATGGCGCAATAAAACTGTGTGTCGGCAGAATCTATGAGTACATCCGCAGGTTGGACTGTGTAGTGGGACGCACGTTCAAAGCGGTAGGCAATCGCGTCTATTTGTTGTCGATCAAAGTAGGTGTTGAAGCACTTTACGATGTCGCGCTCGAAGTGTAGTCCGTCCATGGTCCAACCAGCGTATATGCAATACGCGGTTGGCTGGCAAGGGAGATATTACTTCCTATCGAACACCAAACAGTATCAATACTTCAACAAAAAGAATAAGGGTTGCTACAACTTCAAGATATGTTACTTGCACGTATATCACCCCCTTCGCAGGAAGTTCCACCCACGTTTCTTGGGTGCTTCACCTGGTAGTAAGAGCTTGAGTGCTGGAAGGATCTCATTCTGGGCTTGGTTGGCGATTAGAAGTGCCTGTCCTAGCTGCTCGTTGAGCCTCATAACCGCTCCTTCGTCTCGCAATGCTTTTTCAATTATGTCCACCATGACCTTGGGTCGGCTCGAATCTTCCGCCTGAGCCCTTTCCTCAAGGATGTTGAAGAGCTCCTGGGTGACACTACAACAGATTTGTGGCATGGTGAGCTCATCGACCTCTAGGTATATCACACTAGCGCGTAGTTGCGCTTGACGTGGATCTTACCTATAGCTTCGACGCTGTGTACGCCGTTGAGGACCATTTCAAGTTGGTAAGTGTAGGTAATAGCGTTGAGTGCAAGCGTCTCAGCATCGGTGAGGATAACTCCTACCTGGCCTTTTGTTGGGTCTCCAAACGACAACGTTGTTATAGTGAGTGCTGTGCTGCTACTTGCCCGGAGAACCCAGGTAAATTGTGCGCCGCCGATATTTCTGAGAGATCCTGACGAATCTGTGATAACAAAAGGGATGGATAGGTCGTCACCCTGGTATATCGTCTCGTCGGGGGCAGTCGTGAGTGTCACCGTATCTCCTCGGGCCAAAGCTTTTGTTTCATATTCGCACTAAGGTACACTGGTTTTGCGGTAACTGAATCAGGCCGTGAAACCTGCGGCAAGTGTGTCGCCGGCGGCTTCGGAATTTCTTCTTTCTGCGGCGTGATATCAATGCGAGGTTGCCCACCTAATCTGACAAGTCGGGGGGCCGGCGGATCGGTTGTCGCATTCCACGATAAACTTTCATCAACCATAAACGTGGCCGCAATGCCCACCAAAGGATACACTACATACTGTTTGCTGTTAAGCGTGATTCGCAACTCATGACGGTATTGACCAAATATCCCATCCGCGCCCAGGTCTTGATTTGTTAGTGGGAAAAATACGCTGTTTTGGATCTCCGACGGGGGATCAAAAAGTGGATCGATACCCACTGTCATATCGGCCTTATGCTTTGTGATAGATGGCGTTTGAGCCTCTGTCAACGGGAGTGAGAACGCGACCCACGTTGCCGCTGACCAGTTGCTCAAATCAATCGGCGTGCCGGTTGTCGTTCCGTCCGATGTGACGGACACATAGGGTGTCACATCAGTTCCTTGATAAACTGTGAAGTCGTCAGCCATTTCTTGTCTCCTAGTTCTTATCTATCTCTTGTAACATTCCGAACAGGCGCACGCTCGTCTTTGGTTGCGTGCCGAGCATGCGTGGGTTTGTTGTAGTCAGCGTGCCGAAGCCTGACCTTTGCTGTTCCTGTGGCGTTCCTAACAATCGCACCTCAGCTTGTGGCACCCCAAGCAGTTGCACGTCAGGGTGTGGGTATAAACCGAGTAAGCGGTAAACGCTACTTATCGGCTCAATGAATAGCTCACCCGTCATTGTATATGTTGCTGCATCATTGGTTGTAATCGTCGCTGTGTATGTCAGCGTTGTCCCTCCAATACGTCTGGTCGGGTCTAAGTGGACAACCATTGTGTTGCCAAAGGTGATAACGGAATAATCGTCTGTTGAGTGGGTGATTATTGGTGTATCTCCAACAGCGGCGACCCATTCGACCGTTGCGTTGTCGATCGTGAGCTGTTGGCCTATATTAGTCCACACAGAGTACACAAGGTCAACGTCTAACCACTCATCTGTTATCGCATCGGGGGAGACTCCCAGTATAAACGGACACGCTATAATGTCGTAGGTATTTGTTGCCACACCCGTCACGTAGCTATTGCCACTAGGGTACCCCCCACACCCTGTACACTCGTGTTCGTTGAGTGCCGCCCCCGTGACTGCATTTGCAGATGAACTTGACACCGTCGCACAGTGCACGGGCTCATGAGAGTTCAATGCAACGCCTGCAACAGTAAACGAGTCAGCCATCTGATTATACCTTTAGAGCACCTGCGAACTAAGTATTGTCGAGTATCCGGTAAATGACGTGTCGTACGTGTATGCTACAAGCTGCGAAAGCGTCGTTGTCGTCCAGTAGTTGTTTCCTGACGATGAATCAACGAATGGCCCGTACCCTATTAGTGGACTGGTTGTGTCGTACGTGTTATTCGTTCCTGAAGGTGCATATGCTGTAAGAGGCGAAACTAAACTATTTTTAACGTTCAAATCCCAGTAAAATATTATCAGTCCTGCGGTCATCGTCTGGCTTGGGTTCACTATCCAGCTTAATGGGTATGATGCGTTTGCAGGGTAGATTACATAATCAGCCGTCGGGCTTGTCTTTTGGTATTTGGCTATCGCTTCGAGCTGAACGGGGACTCGTAAGTAGCCGGTTGCTGCGGCTGGTTCGGCTCCTGACGTGGCGATTGCGGTGCTTAGGTATTCGTCAGCGTAAGGGTTCGGTGTGTACTTGCTGCTATCGACTAACGCGGCGTATAACGCATAATTAGTCGTTGAGCCGTTCCACGTAAAGGCCCCGGAAACGCCGGGGTTCATAAGGTAGCGCCCGTTGGCGTACCAGTATCCTACTGTCATTTTTATCGCTCCTATGTTGGATACGCTATATTTGTAAGTTCAATCCACTGTGCCGCTTGCTGTAATTTAAGACTTTTAATAAAATTACACTGGTCGGAAACCGAAGTATGCGGCGGGCCAGCGCTGGTAAGTAAATCGACTATATCAAACGTTCGCGTCTGATATTTTAGGTAGTTTAACCACGACGCGGCGAGCCTCGTTTGCTCTTCCCATGTGATAATAGAGGGTTCATTTATAGACCAGTAATCCGCGGCCACATCCACCCCCGTACTAATACCTATCGGTAAACTGGGGAAATCCGCTACCGCTTGTTGCATAATGGATATAAAACTTTGAACCTCCGAAATCCAATAACACTCTACGACCAACATATCAATAAGATTAAGACGCCATGCTACGTTTTCCGCCCACGTAGCACCATGCGTCCACCCTAAATACGGGTACGCATCGGGCTGCGGCCACGTTAAATGATACGGGGGCGCAATATCCCAATAGTATAAAAATTGTTTACCCGCACCAGTTGCTTCGTTCATCCATTCTATCGCTCCGTCCTGCGATGCCTCGATGTGATAACCTTGTATATAGGACTCGCTATTCATGTAGTCCATAGCGGTTCCGAAGTACTCTTCATACCAATCGGAGGTCGCATCCGTTGGCGGTAGTGGCCACCAGCCGGTTTGATATGCAGCCAACGGGTTTTCTATATCTACCCAAAGGGGAACGCCTCGTAATTCAGTGTATTCAATCGCGTTTGGAAGATATGTCGTAATGTTCGGCGTTGTAGGGCCGATTCCATTATACACCTCAGCGGATGTCAATGAAAAGTCCGCTTCCCACCCGTTAGCCGCCATATATTCAAATACCGCATCCCAAAATTCGTTCGGTGTTTCGGGAAGCCAACCAAGCCAACCAAAGAATATACGATTACTTTGTGGTAATGTCATTTTTTCTTATTATCTACTGTGGTAGGTATTGTATCCGCGCTCCGTATCCCGCTGCGGATTGTGTAGTAGCGTACATGCCAATGTAAAATAACCCAGTATTCAAAACGTTAGAGTTATTATATGCGGACCCCATGAATAAAAGGCGCGTACTAGTAACTGTCACTAGATAATCGGCAAAATACGTAGAATTTGAACCACTATTGCATACTGAAGGTAAAAACGCCCAACCGTTCGCAGCCGAAGTATCTACGGCTGTTATAAATCCCCCCCCGCTAGGCACCGTGATAGTCG